CCAGTCTGATGAACTTAGGCTACGAATCGACCTTGTCCCTGCAAGTTCTGTCCCATCTTTAAAAATTGCCCATTCGGCATCTTTACCTGAACCTGACTCTTGTTGAGTAGAAAAGGTAATTACTGATTGAGCATCAATTGTTTCTGTTCCAGTATAAGTTATTCTAGCATTTGGAGTATTTGTTACTGTAAAGTTTTTTAACTCATTTGCTACTAAAGTTGGATTTAATACTTGGTCCGAAGTTGTCGTAGCCAATGTATAAGGAGCACTCTCACTATAAGCTAAATAAGCTCCACCATAGTGATTAATAGCTTTCCAAGTGCCTGAAGAGGAACCATCTGATACATAAACTTTATTGGCAGCAGCTGCCGCTACACCCTTTGGCTCATGCAAGTCGCTCCCAGTAATAGTATTATGTTGAATCGTCATTTTAGTTCCTTGTATTAAATTAGGGAGATACACTCCCCAAAGGGGAGCTATCTCGTTGTATTACACGTTGTATTTAAACTTAACTACAACTCTGGCAGTACCTGCAGAATAAGTACCTGTGGTTGCTGCTACTAATTGCCCTGCGGCAGCACCAACAGTAGTGCCTACTAAAGCACCACCACCAGCAATAACTTTATTTGCAGTTAATGATGCTGTAACTGTTGCTACAACCAGACCATCTGCATCAATTGCAACACCAGCTGGTGTATATAAACCGATAGTTAGGTTAGTACCACCAACCCAAGCAGTATCTACATACAAAGTAGCTTCAACGATAGAAGCATTTGCAGGTATAGTCTGTGCAAGATTACTGTTTAGTACTGCTGAAAGATTGTCGTAGCTAAATGACCACTCCGCACTTTTAACAATACCCTCTTTTGTAGATTCTTGACCACCTAATGCATTATTAGATGTACGAACCCCGTAGTGACTTGCTACGCCCCTGATAGGAGCTAATTCAATAGTCATAATATATATCTCCTAGTAAGTTGAGTCGTTAGTGATAATCACACCCAGTGTATCAGCACGCTGAACACCGAAACCAAAACGAGAAGTAACTTGATATTTATCAGCTCTTTCCTCGTTGTCTCTCCATCCTTCTGTTTGCGGAGCACGTCTCCATGCATGCATAACAGGTTTACAAGAGTCATCAGCAACACACATAAAGACATTAGCTTTATCGCCAACTTCTCCAGTGTCATTTGCAAGACTATAAGCAGAAGCGTCAATAGCTTCAGTTGCAGTCAATGATGGTACAAAGTTTGATGTGTATACATCCCAACCCATAATGTTTCTTACAAAACGATGATCTTTAGCAAAACCTTCATTAACAACACCTTGGAATTGCGGAGTATTATTAATTACTGATGTTGAAGAAATCAAAGTGTTGAGAGAAGCTTCTACGATAGGATCAACAATTGCTATACGACCACCTGCTGGTGAGTTAGCTTTATCAAATGCGAGTTTCATAGATACAAAATCAGCTAACACCATGTTACGTGTTGTTGCTGATGCACCTCCAGCTACCCAACGGTGAGGTCTTGCATTCACTAAGTTAAGAGCTGCTGCGGTTTGTCCTGCGTTAGCTGTACCTAAGAATCTTGACTCATGGTTTTCACCAAGAGCACGTGTAGATTCCATTGCACGCATAGCCATCAATGTATCAACTTGTGATCCATCTTCACGAAGGTCATCAGATACTTTCCAAGCATCACCAATGTAATCAGTGATAGTTAGGTTGATAGTACCTGTGTCAATGTTTGTAAAGTTTAAAGGTGTATCCTCTGCTGCATCTTGAAGTGTTACAGTACCGACAGTTTTAATGTTAAGTGTTGTACCTGAACCGAAGTCTGTTACATCACGCCACATCCCTTCTGGAAGAAGGTAGTCGTGTAAGTTATCAAGAATAAACTGAGAATACTGCTGTGCCTCAATAAAGGCAGTAGTATTACTTGTCAGTTGTGACATTTAAAAGTCTCCTAAGACTGTTGTTGTATTTTAGCTTTAGCGTTACCCCAAGCAGCTAATAAGTCTTTCGTAGAACCCCCTTTTACCTTTGCAGATAGTATTGCAGGAGTTGTTTGATTACTTAAAGCTTGTGTATTAATATCACTTTCAAAAGAACCTGAAGGTGCTTTAGCAGAATGTAATCCTGCTGCTTTTAATACTACTTTAGGGCTTGTTGCTGCAAGCTCGTTTAGTTGTGTAACAGTTAGTCCCAAGTCATTAGCAATAGAGTTATAAGTTTTTTCAGCTTCTTGACCATACTGACTAGTAAAAGCTTTCGCTACCTGATCAGCATTAGTTTTAGCCGTAGCTTGTTTCTCTCTAATACTTAATGTTTGATTAACTAAATCCATTACGCTATCTTGATTAAGTTCCCCTACTGGCATTGTCGTGGCTGTCGGTTGAACTCCAGACTTGATTTCATCTAAAAGTTCCTGAGTAGTTTTGCGTTTAGTTAGTTCTTCCCTTACTTCAGCAAGTTCAGACTCAAGAGTCTCAATATGCTTCTGTGCATGAGGAACAGATCTTAATGCATCTTCTGTGCTCTGGTACTTTTTCCCTTCACCAACTAATGCTTGAACTTCGGTCGGAATTTCAAATGTCTTTGGTGCAGTATCTGTTTGTACAGCTTCGTTGGTACTCTGCTCTACAGGTTGTTCTGTTGCTTGTGTTTCATTTTCCATGTTGCTTCTCCTTTGGTCAAGGTAATAAGTTGTATAGTTTTGTTAAAGCTTTTTGGACACCTCTATGATAAGCTTGATACTCATTGTAAGCAGGTAGTTTGAAAGATTCTTCATCTATACACTTTCTTTGAGATACTCCTACTTGATCATCAAGGTAAACCTTTAACTCTTCAATAACTTGTTTCTTTGTTAAAGACTGTGCTTTATCACTTTTTAAATCCATACTATAATTATACCATATTTTTAAGTAAAAGTCAAGTAATACTTGACCTATGTATTACATCTCAGGAGGCATCTGCCCTTCTACTTGCTGAATCTGTTGATCCACCATTTGCTCTTCCATAGAAGGACCTGCTTGCTGAGATTGTAAATCTTGTTGAATCTGCATTTTAATTTTCTCTTGCTCTCCTGCTTCAAATAATGCAGCATTATCTTTAATAAATCCATATTTATCAAAACCCATATACTCCTCTACCATTTCGGCTAAATGTTTAGGTGATACATGTGGAGCAATTATTTGACCAATAGGACTATTAAATATACCTAGTATGTTCTGTAGTAACTGTGCTCTAGCTGCATAGTGTCTAGCACCTATAGGTCTAATTTTACCACGTGCGGTTAAATCTTCTTTAGTAATAGACAAGAAATCTTGCACACCAAAGTCATCATCATAGACTTTAGCTAATTCTGGTAAGTTAAGATTCCGTTTAGCAGTTTCTAACATCATGTTAAGAACAGGTTCTAGGAACTCAATCTCAAACTGATTAACTTTATTTTGGAATATTCTACCAGCAGCATTCTGTAATGACTGTACTTCAAAGGCTGTCTTCTCTCCAGGTGTTCTTATACCCATTGCTTCTTTAGGAGCACCAGCCATCTCTTCCATTGTATTCATTAGTGCTGCTAGCTCATTGTTAACTTGGAAAGCTGCAGGGTTAGGTGGTAACATTTGTATATCACCATCTTCTTGTAAATGAATAGTTACTTCAGGACCCCAAGTAAATGGTTCTACCTCACCTCTAACTACCATAGGGGGATGGATAGTTAAGTCTAGTGCATCTGCCTTAGCATTCTCTAGGTGGTCAATACGATATTGTAAACCTACTAGGTTATCTAGTGGTCCCATACCATATAAATTATCAGGACGTTTTCTCCATGCTACATGAGCTTTGCTGTCATGACCAATGTAACTAGGATTCTCTATGTTTCTTAGAATATAAGATCTGTCAATGATAGTTATTAATCTATTCTCATAGAGTTTATCTTCATCTTTATCATACCAATCACCTTCAAACTCTAGTATCTCTACCATACCTGATTGATAGTATTCTTGTAGTGTACCAAAGCCATCAGCAATGTATGCTTCTGCTTTGTTTACATCCTCTACTCTAAACATAGATATAGTTTTTCTAATAGCCACAGCTTTATCAAAAGCTGCTTTGTCATAGTTTAAGTCAGGACGGGTAGTTAGTTGCTTTTTGAGTTCACCAATAGAGG